TATCTCATGTCCGCCACACACGGACACTTCCCCAAATTTGTCCGTCCACCACGGACACTCACAGACACAGATGTCCACTGTACGCAGACAACGGACAGAATATTAGTGCAATATACACAACTATTAAAGGAAATATATCCAATAATTGTGCATATTGCACTATGAAAATCAGTTATTTTGGAACATTATGGACTTGTGTCCGTGTGTGAGAGACATATATAGGTAAATGTTTTCGTACATATGTTCGTTTGTCCGTGTACGGGAAACACATACAGGGTTGATGTTTTCGAACATGTGTTCGATGAACAATATGGTCTTTGAATAAATCTAAATAATGATATATAATAACATTATCAAATGAAAGAGAGGTGATAATATGAGAGTAATTACTTGTGACTATCTTGAGGTTGAAATACCGATTATTGTGTTTTATTGTGATACGTATTGGTATTGGAACGAGGATGATTTTGTTTATTATCAGGAAGATTCCAGGACACACTACTTAACACTGGACTATGTAATAAGAGAGGTTAAACAAAATGACAGATTACGAAGAAAGTTATAAAAATTACCTTGCATGGCTCACACCTCGTGAGCTATTGCAAGAGTATAAGTTTATGCGTTTCCCGTGGCGTTATCGGGAACGTAAGTGGATTAAAGAAGAGATAGAAAGCAGGTGTGTGTATTAATGTTGGATGCAATATTGTGGTTTGGTTTTGGAGCTATATTAATTTTTCCTTATGGTGTATGGTGTGGAGCAAAGTGGTCAGGAGGTTATAAAAAATGAAAAATTATTGCGATATATGCTTTACATGTAATGATACTGAATATTGTCATTCATGTAGTCAGTCAGAGATTTGTTCCGAATTTAAAAAGTGTTTTAAACATTCGCCTTATATAAAGTGGGGATCAATGTCAAGTTTTGACGATATCATGAGATGTGTTGAGAAATGGAGGGTGTACAATGAGCAGACCGTTAAACAGTAAGAAGTCATGGTATAAGGTGTATATCAAAGAATTAAATACACCGAACATCATTAAAAGTCAGTGTAAATATAAATGTGATTATCTATTAGTTCAGGCATACACAGGAGCAGTCGCAATGGCAATCGTTCAGGACTATGTTGTGGAGTTTGAAGAAAATTTTCGTCCTGTATACTACAATAAATTAGAGGGAGGTGTTCCGATTGACAACAAAAAAGTCTTATTTGAAGAAGAGTAAACCGCAGGGATTGCTCAGGTCAAAAGACGATTATACACCGCTTGCGTTGGAACTAACGTGGGATATGAAAGACGTTAGAAAAGAGTATTCACGTTTGAGATCAATCTGGCGTAAACGATATGAAAGAATACTGAAATCTGACTATAAAGATATCAACCTTGTAACGGATCGACCGATCCAACGTTACAAACAGTTGAAAGATATAACAAGTGATAGAGAACTCTATCACTTGTTGTCCGAACTAGCAACTATTATAGGATCAGATCGAACCACAGTAACAGGATTGAAAAAACGAGAAAAAGAACAGATGGTACACATTAACGATGTGTACGGAACAGAGCTAAAGACGCATGAGGATATACTAAATTTTGGGCGTTTTATGGAACAACTCAGAGATTTTGCTTCAGATCGCATATATGATTCTGATTTTGCCGTTGATTTATATTCTGATGGTGAAAAGCTGAGTACAGGCAAAATGTTAGAGCTATATAAGGAATTTCTGAAAACGGGATCACGAAACATTTCAAAATTGAAATCTGGAATAGCAAAGAAAGAAAAAGCGAAACGTCAGAAGAGGAAAGCGGGTAAACGTAAACGTAGGAGGTAACAAATGGAAAATCTGTATACTGTCGATACATATAATTATACTAGAATACAGAATTTACCATGTTTACACGATACCCGGTCTAACAAAGGAAGTAAAAAAGCAAAAGGTTATAAAAATTGCCTGTGTGCTTTCGATATCGAAACAACTAGATTGGAAGATATCGAGCATTCAATAATGTATATCTGGCAGTTTTCAATTCTTTTTCTTGATGATTTACATGTTGATACGATAATTGGAAGAACGTGGACAGAATTTGAGTTATTTCTTGATAATCTTATGAATGACGATAACTACGCGTATTACATGATTTTTGTACACAATCTTTCATATGAATTTCAGTTTTTGCGTGGTATATATACATTTTCACAGGATGAAGTTTTTGTCATAAAATCACGAAAAATATTGAAATGTGAAATGTTAGAGCGTTTTGAATTTAGGTGTTCATATCTGCAAACTAATATGTCACTAAATACGTTTACCTCAAAAATGAAAGTAAAACACCAAAAATTATCAGGTGAAAAATTTGATTACAGTAAAAAACGTTTTCCATGGACAGAACTAACCGATTATGAAATAAAGTACAGTACATACGATACAATCGGACTAGTTGAAGCAATGTATAAACGTATGATACTGTCAAATGATAATTTATACACACTCCCCTTAACGTCAACCGGTTATGTACGACGTGAAACGAAAAAAGCAATGTATGGATGGGCCAGAAAACACAAGGATATTTTTCCGACTATAGATGTTTTCGATCTGCTAGAGGAGGCGTTTCGGGGTGGAGACACACACGCTAATCGTTATTTCTCAGGAACAGTGATACATGCAGACGGTAAAAAGATTCTGGGAATCGGTTCTTATGATAGATCATCATCTTATCCTGACGTTGTGTTGAATTGTGTTTTCCCTATGACACGTTTTGTTTATATCGGATCAATAACTGAGAATGACATAGAGAAGAAACTGGATAGAGGAAAAGCACTATTATTCCGGTGTAAAATTATAGGCATTGAACAGATCGACAAGTATTACGGAGCACCCTATATTTCATATTCAAAATGTAGAAATGTTTCCAGTGAAATATTGGATAACGGACGTGTTTTAAGTGCCGACTATATTGAAACAACGCTCACTGATATTGATTATGAGATAATGAAACGTGAGTACAAATGGAAAAATTTAGAAATAACAGAGTGTTACGAAAGCAAATACGGATCACTGCCAGAACCGTTGAAAGACATTTTCCGTAAATATTATACAGACAAAACAGAATTAAAAGGCATAGTGGAACAGGAGCTTTTTTACAATCTGCAAAAGGCAATGCTTAACGCGGGTTACGGAATGATGGTACAGTCACCAGTAAAGCAATCATTAATATTTACAGAATCATCGGAAGATATATATACAGTTGATGAAAATGTTTCACGTGAAACATTACTTGCAAAATATAATAGAACAGCATTTCTTCCTTATCAATGGGGTGTATGGGTAACAGCATGGGCACGTCTGCGATTGAAAGAGGGTATAAACATAGTTGGAGATCGTTACGTTTACAGTGATACGGATTCAGTAAAATATATAAAAGTAAGAGGTGATAATATTGATGAGTTATTTGATAGATACAATTCTGAGAGAAAAGAGCAAAGTATCTCCAATTCCGCATACGCTACAGACTGTCATAGCATTAAACACTATATGGGGGTATACGAGTACGAGGATACGTATACTGAATTCTCCACCATTGGAGCAAAAAAATATGTCTATAGAACTAAAGACGGAAAACTACACGCAACAATCGCAGGAGTTAATAAAAAGCTTGCACCAGATGAGTTGGAAGAACATGGAGGAATTGAAGCTTTCAAAAATGGATTTACCTTTTTACGATCAGGAGGAACTGAAAGCGTGTACAATGACGTTCCTTATGGGGATTTCACCGTGGAAAATCATGTTTTAAAAATTACACAAAATGTAGTTATCAGACCGTCAACTTACACAATAGGAATAACCGATGAGTACCGTAGGATTTTGGCAGACGCAAGAACATTAAAAGAATTTAAAGAGACGTTTGACAAAAATTAACATATGTGTTATAATAATTCATGTAAGAGATATTACAAGGAGGTGAGAATATGAAAATTACACGTTCATTAACAGTTAACAAGATTAACGTTATCTGCTACGATCCTGAGAATAAGTGCGAGGTTGTACATGAAGTTGATTTAATCGGAAATCTTACGGATGATCAGATCAGCAAAGAGATCAAAAAAAGAAATTTTGGCATTGTTATTGATTGGGAAAGAACATCCGAAGAAACAGAATTATACGGTATGGATGCGGAAGTGTTTTTAAAAAATGCAATAATTATTAAATAAAAGGAGATCTAAATCATGGCAAAGAAACAGTACACTATTATCAATTCATCTTTAACACTGGACACATACACAGAGTACGATCTCATTGAATCACCTGCAATCGTAAGTCTTAAAAATGTTGAAAACAAAGGTCTTATTTGTGTTGGATCATGGGTAGAGTATCGAACAGTTGACAACAGCGGAAATGAAATAACCTGCATTTCAGTGCAGGACGCAAACACAGGAGATGTATTTTCCGGTCAGTCAGCAACTTTCCGAGAATCGTTCTCAGATGTGGTTGACCGTGTTTCCGATATGGAAGAAACTCCTGATATGTTTTTCATCGAGGTTCTTCACAGACAGTCAAAAGCAGGCCGTGATTACCTCATTTGCGCGCTGGTTTCCCCAGATCGGGCACTTGCCCGTATGGGATATACTGAGAAGAATATTCCTATGCCAGAGCCAAGGAAATAATATGTTATCTTTATATGAGAACAGCGGGTATCTTTCGATACCTGCTGTTTTGGGATATGGCCAAAAATTCAATTATGTATGGGGCGGACGAGGTACGGGGAAAACTTATGGAGGTCTCGAATACTGTATTGAACACAAGAAAATTTTCGTGTATATGCGATCCTTGCAGGCGCAGATTGACACAATCAAAATTCCAGAGCTTTCGCCTTTTAAGAAGCTTAACAAAGACAAGGGATGGTCAATCTATCCAAAAACGATTGGAAAAAATGTCGCAGGATTTTACAACACATACACAGATGATAACGGAAAACTGGTGTATACAGGCCAGATTCTAGGTTATGCAATCGCTCTAAATACGTTCGCTAACTTACGTGGTTTCGATGCTTCGGACGTAGAGATAGGAATATATGACGAGTTTATACCGGAGAAACGTGAGCGCAAAGTGGAAAACGCAGGATATGCGTTTAAAAACGCATACGAAACAATGAACAGAAACAGAGAGCTAGACGGAGAAACACCTATTCAGTTCTTACTATTTTCAAACTCCGAAAATCTATCCTGTAATATGTTTATCGAAAACAACTTAATGGAAAAAGTATCTGCAATGGATATCAAAAAACAATCAGTATCAATCATGCAGGAAAGAGGGATCGGTCTTTTTAATTTATTCGATTCACCAATTTCCGAACGTAAAAAAGAAACAGCACTCTATAAAATGTCAGGAGCTGATTCCAATTTCAACCGCATGGCACTCGGAAATGAGTTCTATTCCGCGGATTATACAGGCATCAAACCGACAAATATTAAAGAATTAATCCCATTATGTCGCATGGACTCCATTACAATATACGAGCGTAAAAACAAAAATACGATATACGTCACACGGCATCACTCGGGTAATCCACCAACGTACACACAATCTGACAAGGATATAAAAGCTTTCCGCAGAGACTATGTGTACTTATGGGATATGTACTTATCCAATAAGATCACTTTCGAGGATATCACATCAAAATCACTATTTGAAAATTATTTCAAGGACAAGTATTGACTTGTCCTTTTTCCTATGCTACAATCTTCACCAGAAAGACAAGTGTTCGTGGCACACGTACAACACGTCGGGAGCGTGGGATAATAAGAATCCAATGTGCATGAGTATGTACAACTCAAGAATTTGTAACACTTAATCTTTCGTCACATATGCAGAGTGTCACAGCCTGCATATGTTTTGTTTCACGTGAAACATTTTCTTACCTTTCTTTAATGTTTCACGTGGAACATATTATATGTTGTGCTAATATATAATGGGGGTGAAATATGGACGTTAACTCGTTATCAACTCTTATCAGTAACATTGGTGTACCTTGCGCATGCCTTATTGCAACTTTCTACCTCTGGCAGAAAGAAACGGATGCTCACAAGGAAGAAATGAAAAACATGACAGACGCACTCAACAACAACACTCAGGCACTCACAAAACTCACAGATCACATCACAGGGAGTGATAAAGAATGACGATTAACTACAATAAAAATATCAGAGGTGTGTATATCGTCGAAACGAACACAGAGCCTTTGATGATCAGGGCAGAGCCTGGTACAGACGGAACAGTTATCGCCGAAATGCCGAAAAAAACGAAATGCATCTGTCTAGGATGCTACTCCGGTGATTGGTATGCAGTCACATACGAACATGACGGTATCATTTCCACCGGCTTTTCTCACAAAAAATATCTCAGGAGGGATTACAAAATATGACTTTAGACAACCTTATTACACTTATCACAGCAGGATTCACAAAAGAAGAAATCCTCACAATGTCAGGTACAGCCACCCAGCGTGCCCCACAGCCACAGCCACAGCCACAGCCACAGCCACAGCCACAGCCACAGCCACAGCCACAGCCACAGCCACAGCCACAGCCACAGTTCTATCCACAGAACTATCAGCAGGCACAGACACCGGTGCAGGGTGTACAGGGATATACACAGCAGTTTCCACAGACACAGGCACAGGCGCAGGCATATCCCCAGACACAGACACAGCAGGCAAGACAGATCGGAGATCAGAATGATGTTTTGAGTGCACTTAGAAGTCTCACAAGTGCGGTACAGAGTAACAACGTTAATCTGATGCAGAACGCAGTTCCGAAACAGGTTACAACCGAAGATGCTATTGCCAGCATTATCAATCCACCAAATTATGAAGGATTAGCAGGGGGTGAAAAATAATGGCGAATACATTAAGTTTCGATCAGATCAGCACAGTGCTGAATGATATCGTTAAACAGGCCACAGGCGTTGAAACTATGAAAGCAACGGACACAAGCTCGTTCGTAGCACAGGCACAGACAGCGTTACTTGTGGGTAATGACAGGATTATGAGCAGCATTTCTCAGGTATTAGACAGGACGATCTTTTCCGTAAGACCATACAACGCTAAATTTAAGGGCCTGAGAAGAACTACACAGCAATGGGGAAACCATGTGCGAAAGTTGGGTATGATGGATGATGACTGGGAAAATGATCAGAGGCAGCCACTTGAGGATGACACGACGGTTGATATGTATAAGATCAAAAAAGGAAAAGTTTTACAGACAAATTTCTATGGTGGTCAGGTCTTCCAGAGACACAGAACCTACTTTCGGGATCAGTTAGATCAGGCGTTTCGCAATCCTGACGAGTTCGGGCAGTTTATTTCCATGTATACTCAGAACACGATGGATATGATCGAACAGGCACATGAGAGCATGGCAAGAGCCTGCGTTGCAAACTATATCGGAGCTAAGAATATCTGGCAGACAGAAGTTACTGCAAGTACTGATGGGTATACTGGAGAGCATGTTGTTAAGTTGCTCACGATGTACAATACCGAGAACGGAACAACGTTAACCGCTAATGATGTAAGAAAAGCGGAGAATTTCCCGAGTTTTTATAAATGGGCTTGTGCTAAGATCATGACTTACATGGACTTTTTCACAGAGAGAACAACTCGATTCCATGCGAATATCACGGGAAAAGAGATTGCACGTCATACTCCGCTGAGTATGCAGAACATCATGATTTTTAGCCCAGATCTTCATACCGCAGATACAACGGTTCTGAGTAACACGTTCCATGATCAGTATCTCAAAATTGCGACAAATGAAAAGGTTAATTTCTGGCAGACCCTTGACAGTCCGATGAATATTCATGTAACGCCTTCCGTTATGCTTCCGAATGGAAGTGTTGAACAGGGAAAAGCTCAGGAAATGAGCAATATTTTTGCAGTTCTGTTTGACGAGGAGGCTATGGGGCTTACTACGATCAAACATTGGAGTAGCACAACGCCTTTCAACAGCGCGGGAGGATATTGGAATATCTACTATCATTTCACTGACAGATATTGGAATGATCTTACAGAAAATGGTGTTGTTTTTGTTCTTGAATAGGAGGATAATGTAATGGCGGTAACAGTCAATTTTAAGACAGCGAGCAAAAGAGTTAATTCTACAGAAGTTGTCGGCGGTGATGTTACCGCCGTTTCCTGTAATATTAACGAACCGTGTTCTATTGAAAATCCACAGATCATACTAAGAAATGGAGGCAGTGCCCCGTCATGGAATTACTGTGAGATTGTAGAATTTAATCGATCATACTGGGTTGAGGATTGGGAGTATAGAAACAATACATGGATTGCACATTGCGTTGTGGATGTGTTAGCCACGTATCGTGATACAATACAGGCAAGTAACTTGTTTTTTATTCGGAGTTCCACTAGTTTTGACGGCGATGTCATGGATACTTTATACCCAACACTGTCAACACCTGTGAAGAAAAGGACAGTTGTTAACGAGGGTTTATTTCCGGTTGCTGAATATGGACTGAATCAGGGCTATTTTGTATGTGGCATTGTAGGTGAGGATGGACTTACCAATTTCTATGCGTTTATTCCTACTAACTTTGCAGATTTTTGCTCAAAGATATTTTCCACTCTTGATTGGGCGAACATCTCAGGTCAGCAGATCACGGATAGTTTGCTGAAATGTTTGTTCAATCCGTTTCAATATCTGACAAGTGTTATGTGGTTTCCTTGTGAAAATGTTGGTGCAGGAAGTACGCAGGTTTCAGAGGTTAAGTTTGGTTTTTGGTCTTGCGATGTGACTGCATTGAAGTTAGGTAATAAGCCTTTTTATAGCAGGTCTTTTAACATGCCGATTTCTCAGCATCCACAGGTTTCACGTGGAACATTTCTCAATGCTTCACCGTTTCGCAGAATACAGTTGACCATAGATCCATGGGGTACGTTTGAGATTGACGGTGGAAAAGTCGCAAGTGCTGAGAGTGTAACAGTCAGCGAAACTATTGACTGCATGAGCGGTGTTGGTGTTATGTCAGTAAGCGCAGGAGGTGTTACTTTATATAGTGGTTATGCACAGATTGGAGTTAACATACAGGTGAGCGACTTACGAGCGAATATCATCGAAAGTGGAAGTAATTTACTAAGTAGCATCGGGAATTTATTTTCTGGCAATTTTTTGGGAAGTGCGTCAGGAGTTGCAAATGCAGTTGAGAGTGCGATACCCGATGTGCATACAAGAGGTGTTAATGGTACGTTGTTATCAATAGCACGCATACCTTTCGTTATTGAAACGTTCTATAAGATCACGGATGAAGATCGTTCTGATAATGGTCGACCTTTTATGAAAAATGGCACAATGCAGGATTTAGGCGTTGGGTATTATGTTGTTGAAAATGGTTCTATCAATGTGAGTGGAGCAACCCGAAACGAAAAAGAACAGATCAAACAATTCCTTGAGGGAGGTGTATATTATGCGTAGCTTTCCTGCAAGCAATATTTCAATGTTCGTTGCGCTTATGACAAGTGCTAACTCAGGGCAGAACCCGTGGGGATCAGGCGGAGCAGGCGGAATCGGAGGTTTGATATTTCAAACGTGGCAATGGATCGTGGATAGATGTAACGCACCGAATGTTGGGTACAATCAGGACTACAGAAATGAACAGACTATCAACGGAATAACTTACTATGATTGTAGTTCTTTAATCTTCTATGGGCTGGGGCATGCAGGTTTTGAAGTCAATTTGACAGCATGGCCGTTCACCACGGAATCAATGCCAACGATACTGAAAAATCTCGGTTTTGAGGAAATAATATTACCTGCCGATTATACCGATTTCAAATTCAAAAAAGGTGATATTCTGTGGATACATGACACTTCAATCGGAGGTCATCAACATACAGAAATGATGTATGATGAAACACACTCTATGGGTGCGCACAGCAAAAAACTTCCATTGCCTGATCAGGTGAGTATTAATACATACACAGTGTGGGAAAGTACGATACACTATTGGAGAGTGTATAGATGGCCTTTTTCCGGTGGTGATTGGCAGGTTGGAGGAAACGGCGAGTATTTTGGTGATCCCACCGCTAACCTATGTGGAAACAACGAAAAAGCAATAAATAACGCAACTGTAATTTTAAATTATTTAAAATCGCAGGGATGGAGCGTAAATGCTATTGCAGGTCTTTGCGGAAATATTCAACAGGAAAGCACTTTCAATCCCGCATTGATTGAAATTGGAGGTACTGGACACGGGCTTGTGCAATGGACACCGCCGACCGATCTGTATAATGTTCTTGATGTGTTATACGGAAATCATGATGATTGGTATGATGGTCAAAAACAGTTGAGTGTTATTTTTGCTGAGTTTCAGCAAAGTTTGGGAATTAAAAACTGGGGTATTGAACCACAATGGTATAGCACAAGTGCATATCCGTTGAGTTGGAAAGAGTGGAGTGTTAGTACACAGGATGCTGGATACCTTGCACTTGCGTTTCAGGCAAACTATGAAAGACCTGCTAGTATACATCAGGAACGTGCCGGATATGCTAGAGCGTGGTTTGATTATTTTAATAATTTGTAGGAGGTAAATATATGTTTGGATGTAATACAGGTGTCGGTGCTCCTGTGATGTATAATTATATCAATCAGTATAATAGCAGCATATGCCCGAGTACTAATCACTGTACAAATACTCAGTTGTTTTGGTATTTTCAGAGATATCTATTGCAGAAAGCTATATCTGTGATGAGATGGGAAGTACCGGATAACTGGGATAAAGATTATTTTTTGTATTGTTTATATTGCTGGGGTACAGTTGCTATCATCAATACGGACAAGTTTGGTGTAATTCCACAGGGATGTACACTCAAGGGATACAATGTTTTTTACAGACCGGCTCAGGCGGTCATCAACAATCCCTTGTTAAAAGGTGTGATTAACCCCGTGATTGGAGAACAGTGTGTTCTTTTTAAATGTACCGCCGACTATGGTGGGATCATGGATTTAGTAGGAAGATATGCTAATGAAATGGCTATTGCTATGGAATCTCTGGACATGAACGTAATGAACAGCAAGCTTGCGTATGTATTCAGAGCAAGGAATAAAGCGGGAGCGGAAAGTCTGAAAAAAGTCATGGATCAGGTCATGAGAGGTGAATTGGCTGTTTTCTATGATGAGAAACTGAGGATTCAGAGAGGAGATCAGACGGAAGAACCGTGGGATTATTTTGTTAATAATTTGAGACAGAACTATATTGCAGGCGATGTTCTGGACACTCTGAGAAGATTGGAAGAATTATTCTGTACTGAGGTTGGTATTCCGTCAGCCAGATCAGACAAAAAAGAAAGAATGATATCCTCCGAAGCTGAAAGCAACGACGTTGAAACTTCAACCAGAATGGAAATGTGGTTGGATGGTTGGCAGAAAAGCTGTGCAGATGTTAAGAAAATGTTTGGTGTTGAGGTAAGTGTAAATTGGAGACACAACCCAAATGAAAATGTTTCACGTGAAACATCAGGAGGTGATGATGATTGAGTCTATTAACCGTTGAGGGGTTATATAACTATGATAACACATTGTTTGATGGGTTCAATGTTCCTGAGGGGCTTGTGAAACAGATTGCTATTGATACGATTTTGATGCGGACTAGAGAATTAGAGATTTTATATCCCGATTTTAGTTATATGAAAAATCGGATTACAATATGGAGTAAAAAGTATCAAATTAACTGGAAAAAGTTATATGATACGACAGTATTAGAATACAACCCAATCGAAAACTATGATCGGATGGAAGATTGGACGGATACTGACGATGAAACAACTTCCAGTGCTAGAGATAACACAATAAAAAGCTCTAGCACAAATGAAATAACGAACAGCGTTAACATAACAGATCAAAATACGGCTTTCAATGCAGGTCTTGCCGATCATGCAAAACAGATCACAGACGGAGATACTACAGAAAATGGTAGTATTACAAATACGGAAAAAGAAAATGTAAAGGATGGAAGAACCGGAACGCATACAAGAACCGGACGGGCTCATGGAAACATTGGTGTTACTACGTCACAGCAAATGATACAAAGCGAAAGAGATTTAGTTGTTTTCAATCTATATGATGTGATTGCAGAAAGTTTTATCGAAAATTTTTGTTTAATGATATATTGATAGGAGGTATTATATTATGAGTATGGAAAATTTAGGTCCTTATACTAATTACCATGAGTTAAATCAGGACTGGTTTTTACAGGAATTTAACAAAATTATAGCGCAGTGGAAAGCAATGCAGAAAAATTTTGATAACTTGCACGATGCTTTTAACGATCTGAAAAGTTATGTACAGGATTATTTCAAAAATTTAGATGTGCAGGATGAAATTGATAACAAACTTGATGAGCTTGTTAATAGTGGAAAATTTGATACAATCCTTGATAACTATTTCAAAAAAAAATGCAACACATATAAAACAGCCATTAACATGATTAATGATGTATCACTAACATCAGATTGCTTTTGCATCACACAGGGATATTACACACAAGGCGACGCCGGCGGTGCTATGTATTACATTACAGATTCACCCGATAGTGATATTTTATGTGTTAAATTGCAGAATAACTTATATGCCAGATTATGCTTTAACAACTACACAATTAATATCTGTAGTCTAGGTGTAAGAAGTACCGACGATATTGGAGCGTTAATAAATAAATTATTAACAATAAAAGCATACAAATGGCATACAATTTACTTACCATATGGTACTTACACGCTAAATACTCCAATAATCAGCGACAATGTAACAAATTTTAAAATTTTAGGTGATTATGGTTCAACAGTTGTAAATACCACTTCCGATGCTATTAGATTGTATGGCGCAAGCTACTCAGAAATTGAAAATATTATATTTAACGGTAATGGCAAAAATGTTGGTTGGTCTTTATCAGACCAACACCATGATACACAGCAAGACAGAAGTAGTTTCACCAAAATATCTAATTGTACTTTCAGCAACTTTAAAGTGTCTATAACAATAGATGCTCCTAGTGGTTACAATCATTTCAACAACGTAAATATTGCCAAAATACCAGAAAATGGTATTGGAATCAGAATTGGCAAATTTTACAGCAATACAAGTGGAATATTACCAAACTATATTTATTTTAACGAGTGTAATATTGATGCAAAAGCGAGTCCATATAGCACGATATGTGGTATAGATATATCATGCGGGCAGTATATTAAATTCAATAATTGTGACATAGCTAACTTTACAAATAGTACGGCATTAATTATTGATAATACTGTTGAAACTATAACAAATATTATTTTTGAAAATACAGAATTTTTCAATAACAAAAATCATGCAGATATAAAAAGAAGCACGCTAAAAGTTTTCACAAACATAAACTTTAATATATGTTCTTTTTCAAGTTATATTAACAGCGCTAATGGAATTATTTGTAAACCGGAACACTATATAAATTCATTCAACATTAATTGCTGTAATTTCATCGGTGATGAAAATAGTTGGGACTTGATGCTGGATTTTAATAACTACGTTATACTTAATATTAATACAAGTACTAATGTTAATAATCCTTTTAAACACACAAACCTGCCTCCAATAGATAATATAATCGCTTCCCCAAAATGGTTATACGGGAAAACAACTACAACGTTGGGTGTTAAAATTGATGGCTCAACAACTTTAACAGTTGGCTCTAGTAATGGCTGGAGAAGAATAACAGAGGCAACACCAATAACCACTTATCACAATTACGATAAATCAGATGTTTGTAGTTTTGGTGCAATAATTGAAAATAAAGATAATAACACAAAATCATGTACATGCTATACACCTGCAACTAACAAAAATGAAATATTAGCATCTCTAAGTATTTTATAACACCTGTCACAAACACATGTTCGAAAACATCAACCCTGTATGTGTTTCTCGTACACGGACACGAGAACATATGTTCGAAAACATCAACCAGTATGTGTCTCTCACACACGGACACGAGTACATAATGTTCTAAAATAACTGATTTTCATAGTGCAATATGCACAATTATTGGATTGATTTCCAGTAATAGTTGTGTATATTGCACTAATATTTTGTACCTTGTTCGCGTACAGTGGACATCTGTGTCTGTGAGTGTCCGTGGTGGACGGACAAATTTGGGGAAGTGTCCGTGTGTGGCGGACATGAGATA